GGAGGAAAATAATAAAAGTAATAAAAAATATAAATATGGAACTCCTCTTGAAAAAGATGAACTAATTAAAATATTAAAGTCTGCAGGTTTTGAAGGATATTCTCTTAAAGTTGCTTGGGCAACAGTAATGAAAGAATCTATGGGTACTCCTAATTCTTGGAATCCAAATAGAAAGACTGGAGACAATTCCTATGGCCTATTTCAAATAAATATGCTTGGGGAAATGGGTAAAGAAAGAAGAGAAAAGTTTAATCTAGACTCTAATGAAGACTTATTTGATCCTGTTCGAAATGCAGAGATTGCTTATCACATGAGCGATGGTGGAAAAGACTGGTCAGCCTGGAAGGGTATTACCTGGAAGACTAAAGAGTGGATGGAAAGATATTAATCTTGTACAGCAATCCACTTGTTAATTGGACAAGATGCTGCTTTTAGTTTTGTTTTTTGATTCATAAAACATCCACAAAGTTTGCATGTTTTTGTTGCTTGAATTAATTCTGGACAAGACAAACATATTTCATATCTTTCTTGTTGTATTTTTTTTATTGTATGATTTTCTGGATTAAAAAGATCCCAGGGCTTAACTTGTGCCTGTGCTTCTTTCCAAAGTTGCCACTTACTTTTTTCTGTCACAACTACTCCGTAAATGTATCTGAATCAACATTATAAGAATATCCAAGTTTAATTGTTTCAGTTAGAACTCTTTCAGTAATATCAATCATTGTCGCATCACTCAATAGTATTGCTGCAAGTCTTTCATCGCAGTGCAAAACATCAACGACCTCATTATCAATAACCAAAGCAATTTTTTTCATTGCGCTTAATTGTTCTTGTGTTGGCTGTGTCATTATTCCCCCTAAATAATTATAGCGTACTTAACCTTATTCTGCTGAAAAATTATCTAATAAAGATCCAGCATTTTCTGTTGATGGTGTTTTTATAATACCAACAATAGTTCCTTTTAATGGACTTGATGGCGTATTTGTTAATGTAGTAGCAAAAGGAGAACTTAGTCCAGCACTTTGATATGCTGTAATTGTAATGTTGTCTCCAGATGTAGATGCTTTAATAGAGTTTGCCTCTACGTAAGACGAAGAATTTGTATTAATGACTTCTGTTGCAACAGTAGATATTGTGCCTGAAACATTTTTATATAACTTTAATTCTGTATAGTAATTATATGTTGCTGCAATTAGGGTGCCACAATTTCCACCACCACTGGTTGAATTTCCTCCCGCTCCAGTACACGTAGTTGGGCTATATGTTGGAGCAGTGTATGTTCCACAGTCTCCTCCACCGCTTGATGAATTTCCTCCAGGCCCACTGCAAGAAGTGCTGGCTGGAACATAATTACAATTTGCTCCAGTTCCAATACAACTATAAATTGGAGTTCCTCCTGCACAAAACTGTCCTTCGCTTGGACCTCCATCAATTACACAAATGTTTCCACTTGGAGTACATCCACTTGGGCAGTTTGAAATTCCTGTTTGAACTTCACTATTGGCATAATAACCAGGTGTTGTTACATTTGTTCCAGACCAATATCCTTGAGTAAGTTGGTTACCACCTTCTAAACTTGCAGTATAGTATGCTTGTCCTGTTTGGACTGATCGATAATTTACTGAACTTGCCCACCACGAATTAGCATCTGTTATCCAAAATGCAACTCCTGGACCACCATCAACAATATCAGCAGAAACTATAGCGTTTTGTGATCCAAGACTGACTGTTGCTAATGGATAAGAACTTGCAGAATCTGAAGATGTTGCCTTATTTGAAGAGACTGTCCATGTGCCTCTTGTTGCAGACCACGCCTGACCTGTGTCTGTTGATCCTAAAGAACCATCAGATCTATTAAAAGAATCAGTTATTTTTCTTAATATTGATGTAATAATTCCAAGTATATTTAGCATGGAATTTCCTTAAGCCGTCAAATCGCCCAGAAGGACCCAAGTGTTTGTTCCTGTTTTAATAAGTGTTGCTGCTGAATACTGTCCAGAAAGTTTTCTATTACCATTTTTGCTATTTAATGTTACGCTTCCACTAACTGGTTCAACCGATGTTTGAACAGATCCTATTTGTAAAATATCAACTCTTGCTCCTGCTGGAAATGTTGTTTCTAATGGAATTGTGATAATTGAAGTTGACGATGATACGTTCATAATAATAATTTTTCCAGCATCTGATGGATCCAATGTATAATTTGCTGTTTTAATTGATGAATCAACTGTTTGCTTTAATGTTGAGACAGCAGTAGGTGTTGCTGCAAGAACAGAAGATGTTGTAGAGGTTGAATCACTAAGTTGAACAATTCCTGATACTGATGTGGTTGCAGAAGGAAGTGCAGTCCACTCTAGGCCAGTAGTTTGTGCAGGGTTTGTCTTTAAATAATATCCTTCGCTTCCTGCTGCTAATCTATTAACTGTATCATTTGCAGTTCCAACAATTAAATCACCTTTTGCATTAACTATAGACTCTAAAACAACACCATCAATATCTGTTTCAAGAGTATCTATTCTTCCGTCAAGTTCATCTAAATATTTAGAAATTCCCGCAGGCGCTGGAGTTGTTTCTGGCTCTGTTTCTTGTCCCCAATGATAATATTTAAGTGCAACCTGAATGTCGGCTGGATCTGCCATTGCTGGAATTTTTGCTAGTGGATACTTAGAACTTCCTATATTTGTGGCTGCCATAGTACAAATATTATAACATAGTTATTCTAAGAAGCAGAAGATGTGTTGTCTTCTCCTATGCTAATTGAAATCATTACGTTATAATCCCCTGATAAATTTGACCAGGTAGTTCCGCTCAAAGATTTAGCCTTGATTGTAAAATCTAAATCAGTAGCAGTTAATGTTGGCTGAGTTATTACAGAGGCTACAACGTTTGTTGTTCCAATAATATTATGGTGTACAACAAAACTTCCAGTTGTTTCTGTTATTCCAAACATATCATTAATATCATATGTAAAATCTGCGCTTCCAGAAATAAAAGTAACAGTTTCATTAACGTTATATGTTACTGGTGCAAACTTTCCAACAATGGTCCAACTGTTATCAATGTACTGATAAAGTTCTGAAGTAGAAACATCTAAATACATATCGTTTGCAATTGGTGTTTCTACAATTGTTGATGGTCCTGGACTTCCTGTTCCAACAAACTGTTTGCTTCCTCTTGTTCCAGTTTGTCCAATATCTACAGAAACTGTAATCTGTTCTACTGGACCATATACAGATAGTTCTGGGTCAACAACTACAACCTCTGGCATTAGATTGCTCCAGTAACATCATCTTCAACAGTAATTGTTCCTGTTAAAAGTGTATATCTAAGATCAGCACCATTATAAATTTCAACATCGTAGTAATATGTGCTTCCACCTTCTAATTCTCTTCCACCGCCAGGGGTAATGGTGCAAGTAATTGTATCGCTAGATGTATCTATTGTTGCATTTAGTGGATAGTTTCCATTGAACAGGGTGTCTGATGCATAAATTTCTGTAGCAGCACTTCCTCTTGCATCAGCAATTGTAAAAATTGCATCTCTTCCCGTTGCTTTATATGGAGAAAGGTCAAGAGCGTTTCCGCTAGAGTCTTTAGGAGAGATAACAAATCTAAATGTGTCCCCACGATAATAATCAAAGTTGTATGTTCCTGGAAATGCCATGACTTTATTATACCACTAAGAGACATGCACTGTAATAGATTTAATTAAAAACTCAGAATCAAAATCTGATCGCACTTCTACCAAAGGGGACTCAGATATCATTTTTTCAGTATTTAAATACATGTGCTGTGTTACGGAAAAGTCATAAGAGTATTGATATTTTAAATTTGCAACAAACTGGGTATAAGAAATGTTAGATTGTGGAAACACTGTCCTTATCCAAATCTCTGTATTATTATTATATGTTATAACGCTAAAATCATAAGTTACTGCGACCCTTGCACCAATCTTTAATCTTTTAAAATTTAACCTTTGGTTTTCTGCATTCCATAAATCAACAGATGTTTTTGGCAAAAAATCTTTATTTATTAAAATATTTGATTTATCTATTATTACTTGAGACCATCCATCATTTCCTCTAGATAAACCAATAACTTTATAAACTTTATCTTTATTTATGTATGATGCCCAACCAGGTAATTGTCCAGATGGTGGAATTGCATCTTTGCCATCTTTACCATTTTCTCCAGGATCACCTTTATCGCCCTTTAAACCCCTCTCTCCCCTTTCACCTTTGTCCCCTTTAGGTCCATCTGAACCTCTTGCTCCTTGAACGCCCTGTGGCCCCTGTGGACCTTGTGGGCCAGGAACTGGCACATATTGTGGAATTGGATTTTCTGATAACTGCAGTGACTCTACTGCTTCAGCATAGGATTTGTTATGATTTGCTTTGCCTGGAATATCAACTCTTTGTGATATGCTCATTATTCACCAGTTTTAATTATAAAGATCTTTTCGTTTATCTTTATAACTTTTGCTGGTGTGACGGCAGGTGCAGTAATCTTAATTATCATAGCGCACCTGGAGTTATATCGCTATAGACTGTGATGGTTCCAAGAATTGGAGTCCAAACAATATCATCATCTGTTGTTATTTCTAAGTCAAAAGGTAAGTCTGCAACTACAGTCTTATACCCAAGTCCCCAAAATTTTGTAAGTTCGGCTGCTGCTGTAATGATTACATATCCGTCATATTTTGCAACGGCTAACTCGTCAAGGACATCTCCAGATGCATCATATGAAGTGGCAGCAAAAGTCCAATCATCAATATCAATAGTTGTAACTTCATCATCTTCTAGAAAATCTACTCTAAGAGTAGCAGTATCACCACGA